GACTTATGCACACTATCAGCAGGACTATTAGTCACTGATATGGCTGGTGCATCCCCAGGAGCTGTAGTTGGTGTATTCTACGGAGCTGAATATGTTGATAATTCCTCAGGTGATGTTAAATTTGTACGCTCAATTGCTAACGGAACGGTAGCAAAGAGCAAATATAAAGCTTATGTTTATGATGACCCATACTGTCTGTTTAAAATTCAAGCAGACCAAGTTGGTACAGCAATAGATGAAACTAAAGTTGGACACAACGTACAAATTGTAGCAGGACCTACGGGATCTACAACAACTCACAAAAGCGGTCTGGTAGCAGACTCTAACACAGCAGCAACAGGAAACGCAGGTTTCCCTCTATCCATTATGGGTAGTGCGGAAGCACCTGACGGAGCTTACACTGCAGTTGGAACTACTATGGACGTTCTAGTGAAAATTAACACCCATCAATTTGGTATTGCCGCAGGCAATGCAGGGGTATAATTAAGAGAGGAAATTAAGTTATGGCTATTTCAAGAGCACAACTCCTTAAAGAATTAGTACCTGGCTTGCATGCCATTTTCGGAACTGAATATAACAGATACGAAAATGAATCAGCAGTACTTTTCGATGAGGAAAAATCAAATAGAGCCTTCGAAGAAGAAGTTTTATTTCCAGGTTTTGGAGAAGCTTCTGTAAAATTTGAAGGTGCACCAGTTAACTACGAAGATACTGGTGAAGGTTGGGTAGCAAGATATACTAACGAGACTGTTGCTATGGCTTTCGCAATTACTGAGGAAGCTATGGAAGACAACTTGTATGATAAATTGTCTACTAGATTAACCAAAGCATTAGCTAGATCAATGGCTGCTGCTAAACAAACAAAAGGTGCTAACGTATACAATAGAGCATTTACTGCTGCGTATACTGGTGGCGATGGTGTTACTTTATGTAATACTGCTCACCCACTACAAGACGGTAGCACCCAGTCTAACCGCTTTACTACAGCTTCTGAGCTTTCAGAAACTTCATTAGAAGACGCGTTGATTGCAATTGCAGGACTTACAGACGATAGGGGAATCCCTGTTGCTCTACAAGCAAAAACTCTGCACATTCCAAGACAACTTGTTTTCGTTGCGGAAAGACTGATGGCATCTCCATACAGAGTTGGAACTGCTGATAACGATGTGAACGCAATTGTATCTAAAGGAATGATTCCTGGTGGATACTTCGTAAATCATAGATTTACAAATGCTAAACATTGGTTCTTAAGAACTGACGTACCTAACGGTATGAAGCACTTCATGAGAACTCCAGTATCAACTGCAATGGAAGGCGATTTCGAAACAGGTAACGTTCGTTACAAATCAAGAGAAAGATATGCTTTCGGTTGGTCTGATTGGCGTGCGGTATATGGATCAAATCCAAGCTAAGTCTAACGACTTCGGGGGTACTGTAAAAGGTGCCCCCTTTAACAACTCATAGACTGCGGAAGCAGACTGAACAACAAGGAGTAAGACTATGGGAACAACTACTTTTTCGGGACCGATTAAAGCGGGAACGATATCAAATACAACTGGAACAACAGTTGGAACTAATGTAAAAAATATTGGTTTTGTAAAAATGGCACAAAGTGCAAGTTGGAGTCAATCAACTACAGCTGCAGATACTGGAATTGTAATTCCAGCTAATAGCCAAATCACTGAAATCATTGTTAATATTACAACTGCATGCGATGCAGCTAATATTTCTATGGGCACTACATCTGCATCAACTGAACTATTTTCTGCCTTAGCAGCTGGAACAGCAGCTAATGTATTTAAATATGGATCAGCAGGTACAATTACTGATGGTGATACTTGGGCTGATATAGGTACAAGTGACTTACCAATTTATATTGACTTTTCTGCAGGATCAAGTGGAGCAGGTTACGTAACGGTTGAATATATTCAAAATATAAATAACGCGTAATAAATAATTAGGGGAGGCTTCGGTCTCCCCATTTAAAGGAGTTAATATGACATTTCAAGGTGACGCTAAATCAACATATTTTACTGCTGATGCAACTACTGATGGTCAAACAACTAATGCACATAGACAGCGTTTATTAGCTGTAGTATTAGAAGCAGGCGCTTCAGCTGATGCAACAGTAGATATTTATAATGCTCAGAGCGCAACAGGTACAGCCATTTTAGGTTTATCTGTAGCAGCTAAGGGTACGACAAGCTTTACAGTTCCAGCAATGGGAAGAGTCTGTGAAACTAATATCTTTGTAGATATAACTGGTTCAGGCGCAAGCGCAACAGTTTATTGGGATTAATACATGGCGGAAATTTCCAAATATGATTTGGAGATACAAGAACTTAAAGGTGAAATAAAACTTTTAAGTGAACGTGTTTCTACAATTAAAGATAATCATCTAAAGCATATAGAAGAAAAAATTAATGGCATTACAAAAGTAATGTATACAATTGGCTTTATGGTTTTAGGACAATTGCTTTGGGTATTAACCCGAGCATTAATGTAAAGGGGGCACTATGGCTACTTCAGGGACATGGAATTGGAGTTTAGATACTGCTGAGATTATACAAGAAGCTTATGAGAGAATAGGTGCAAGTCCTGAAAGCGGTTATGATTTAAAAACAGCAAGACGTTCTTTAAACTTATTACTAACTAAATGGGCTAATGAAGGTGTGCATTTATTTCAATTAAACTTTCATACAGCTAACATGACTAAAGATCAAGATTATATTACTTTCAATTCATCTATACATGCAGATGTTTTAGATGGTGTAGTAAGAAATAATCAAACAGCAGGCGAGCCTAATGACATTCCAATGGAACGTATTAGTCTTGATGACTATATGTCTATTCCAAATAAATGGACTAAAGGAAAACCTGTTCAATTTGCATTAGAAAGAAATACACAATACGATTCATCAGGAACAAGTAACCATAAAATGTATTTATGGCCTGTGCCAAATCAAACATATTATCAATATGTTGGTTGGACTATTATGTATGCACAAGATATAACTGCATCGTATGATCAAAATGCAGAAATACCAAAAAGATATTTGCCAGCATTAGTAAGCGGTCTATCTGTAGAACTTGCAGTAAAGCAAGCACCTGAAAGATTAGCTGCTCTTATTCCTTTATATGAAAGAGATTGGCAATTAGCTAAAGAAGAAGATAGAGAAAGAGTTAGTTTTATAGTACAACCACAAGTAAACTATATTAGGTAAATTGCATGCCAAAATATGCAAAAGGCAAACACGCAGTTCTAATCAGCGATAGATCTGGTTGGAAAATAAAATATAAAAACGCTCGTACAGAATGGACGGGTGCAAGAGTTTCTAAACAAGAGTGGGAAGAAAAACAACCACAACTTGATCCACAAAAATATTTAAGAAGAGCATCAGCTCAAGGTGACGTTTTATACGATCCTCGTCCTAATGTAGATTCAGTTCCTACAACTGCACATTTAGGTCCTTTACATAGTAAATGGTCTGGCCAAGCAGCAGCTACTTTAGGTAGAATAAATGTTGGTGTTAGTGAAGATGTAGAAGGTTTCCAATTAAGAGCTGATCAAGGAACTGTTAAACCTGTATCTGTTTTTGTACCTACTGGTATACCAGCAACTGCATCACAAGGATCAGTAACAATTTCAGCAGACGAAGTACCAGATGGTTTATTTGCTACTGCTACTTTAGGAGACGTGACAGTTTTATCAACTGAAATTCCAACAGGATTATTTGCAACAGCAACTCAAGGCTCAATTAATATTTCAACAACTGAAGATTCAGAAGGACTTGAATTAACTTCATCACAAGGTAGTGTAGTACTTGATCTAACAGAAGTTCCTGACGGAATGTATGCTACAGCTACACAAGGGTCTGTAACAATTCCTGGCATTGAGGTTCCAGATGGCATGTACGTAACAGCTACACAAGGAACAGTTCAAATAGGTGGAATAGAAATTCCAGATGGATTGTATGCGACAGCTACTCAGGGAACTGTTACAGCAGTAGAAGTTACTACAGTTTCAGTATCAGGCTTGTATAGTACTGCTACACGTGGTACAATAGGTGTAACTTCTCCAAGTTGGGGTAACTTTACTTGGGGTCACGATACATGGGGTCAGTAATATGGGTTTAACATACGTACAATTAAAACAGGCAATTCTTGATTGGACAGAAAATGATGCTACAGAATTTACTACAGCAACAGGATCTGGGATAGCTCCTGTAGATTTATGTATTCAATTAGCAGAACAAAGGTTAGTAAGAGAAGCTGATATCACAGCTTATAGAAAAACATATGATATAACCTTAAGTGCTAACAATGGATTTTTTGATATGCCTCAAGACTTATTTGTCACTAGGTATATTAAAATTAAAACGGGCGAATTTTTGATGGAAAAAGATCATACATTTGTTCGTGAGTATACACAAACTATTACAACAGCCGAAAGTGGTGGGCCTCTTTATTATGCGCCCTACGGTGAGGGTACATATTCAGCATCCGATAGAGGTATGCAATGGATATTTTCCCCTAGACCAACCATTGACACGGCGCTAGAAATAGGGTATACTATAATGCCGACAGGACTAGGATCTGGAAATGCAAATTCATATCTTGGGGACTATGCTCCTGACGTTATTTTATACGGAGCTTTAATTGAAGCAGCACAGTTTATGAAGTCACCTCCCGATATCTTAACCAGATATCAAGGTCTTTATGACAGAGCATTGCAGACATTTTTAGTTTTCGAACAAGGTCGTGTAAGAAGCGATGAAAATGTAAAAGGGGAAATAGGAACGAGAGGATAATATGGCAGGTGTAACATCAGCAATTGCAACTAGTTTTAAAGTAGAACTCCTTGAAGGTGATCACGATTTCAATAATGGGGCAGACGCATTTAAATGTGCGTTATTCAAAGCAAATGCTTCTATTACAGGAACGTATGATGCTAGTACAACTAACTATTCTGTAATGACAGGTAACTCAGATGAGTTGGCTGCAACAGGTGGATACAGCACAGCTGGAAATACATTAACAAATGTAAATCCAACTTCTGCAGGTACAACAGCATACGTAGATTTCGCTGACACTGAATGGACTTCAGCTACATTTACCACACGTGGGTGTCTTATCTATAATTCAAACGATGGAAATTCATGCGTAATGGTAATTAACTTTGGGGCAGATTATTCTGTATCAGGAGGTACTTTTAAAATTGAGTTTCCTGCTGCAGGAGCAAGTACAGCTATTTTAAGAATAGTTTAAGAAGGAGTAATATATGGCATCAACATGGTCTAACGCCGAGTTGAGATTGATGACAACAGGTGAAAATGATAACACCTGGGGTGATCAAACAAATGATAATTTAAAACGTATTGATGATATGGTTAATGCATACATCGGCGTGGCATTAACTGGAACATCTAAAACTTTAACTTTTACAAATGATCCAACTTCTTATGCACAAGAAGATGGTCGTTGTAAGATTTTAAATTTTACAGGAAGTCCAGGGGGCACAACTACAGTCACATTTCCTAATAAGTTAATGTGGTATTATGTTTTAAATAATACTGGTGATGACAAAGATATAATTTGCACTACTGGATCAGGTACAACTTACACAGTAAGTGCAGGACGTGATGCTATAATTTATAGTACAGGTTCTAACGCTATTTACAATGCCATAAATGATTTACAAGTTAACACAGTTAATGGGGTTGACCCATCAACTTCAGCAACAGCAGGTTTTAGCATTGCAATGGCCGTTGCATTATAACATAGGAGGATAGATTGGCACAGAATTTTCGCAGATATAAAGAATCAGCAATAGGAACTTCTGCTACAGATATTCCTAATGGGTCTAACTTTGATAGTTATGATACAATTGTGGGCATATCGCTCGCTAACATATTAACAACTGCAATTAATGTAGATGTTTATATAGCGAATGGAGGTACAAATTTTTACTTAGTAAAAACGGCTCCCATTCCTAGTGGCGGTGCATTACAAGTATTAGACGGAGGGGCTAAGATAGTAGTAGAGTCGGGCGATCGACTTTATATTAAATCTGATACAGCCAGTTCCGTAGATGCATGGGTTTCAGCAGTCGATGCAATAAGTACATAGGAGTTTATTTTGGGTTACGTAGGAAACAGTCCAGCAGAAAAGTATGCAAGTTTTTCAGTACAGCATTTTACAACAAGTGCTACTACAGGCTATACGCTTGATCATGCTGTAACAAATGAAAATGATATACGTTTAGTAATAAACAATGTAATTCAACAACCTGGTGCTTCGTATGCATATGTAGCTTCAGGTACAACACTTACACTTTCAGCAGCTACGGCTGGTACAGACACAATGTATTGTGTTTTCTTGGGTAAGGCAGTTCAAACTGTAGTTCCAGGACAAGGGTCAGTTGGATCTGATGAGCTTGCAGCGGATGCAGTAGCAACGGCTAAAATACAGGATGCGGCCGTCACAGCAGCAAAGACATCAGGTATTCCAGCTAGACCTAATGCACAAGCATTAATTATAAATGGCGATATGGCTGTGTCTCAACGAGGTTCTTCTGCAACAAATAAAACTGCAAGTGGTTATTATACTTGTGATAGATGGAACTTAAGCATTTCATCTGCTGGTACTTGGACACAAACTAAAGAATCTTTAACTAGTGGTGATGCCCATGCAGATGGATTTTCTACATCACTTAAAATGGATAATACAACTGCTGATGGTTCATTAGGTGCAGCGGATTATAACCAAATTACTTATAAATTTGAAGGCCAAGATTTACAATTACTTAAAAAAGGATCAGCAAATGCAAAAAAAGTTACAGTAGGATTTTGGATTAAAGCTACAAAAACAGGAACTAATATTTTAGAGTTTTATGATAATACTAACAGCAGACAAGTTTCTCAATCATATACAATTTCAACAA